ATGTTCTAATTCTGTTAATGAATATTTATGGTGTTGCATTAACAGAAAATTCACCCGATAATAATTTTCTAAATTATCGTGTGAAAGGGTAGTTAAAAAAAATCTGCAGCCCCATTAAACACTAACGCAAACTTCTTATGAGTTTTTGGATTTTCATATTCAATTCTATGTCTTATTTTAGGCATAGTATCAAAAAAACTCAATATCTTCGTATATTGGTCTTGCGTCAAATTGTTTATATACTCCTCAATTTCTTCGTCCGAAACATTATTACGGTCAAACACTTCATCACCTTTATAGATTGAATCAATGCATTCTTTCACTACTTTAAATGCCACTTCGGTTTCTGTTCTTTTAATTTTACCACTATCATAACTTTGTATAGTAGGTTCTCTTAAAATAACTCCATAACCTTTTTCAAATTCAATCTTGTTGGTATGATTCTTATCAGTAGTCACCTTGACATCCTGTATATTTAAATCATATTCAACTATTTCGTTCTCATCATCTCCACATTTCAACCTTAATTTTACAACCTCTCCAATTGACTTTGCTCTTATCTGTAAATACAAATATTCAAAATCATATATTGGCAATTGTGAAACATCTATGTTTCTGGTTTGTACACAAGCCTGAACCGTATCGGTTATTGCTCGTTGTACTTCTTCATCATTATCAGACTCTATCGCCATTAACATAATCTTTTCCTCTTTCACTAGAAAAGGTCTATATGTAATCAGTTCCTTGGTTGATAATAATTTACAAGTATATTTTGGTGCTTCATTTATTGGTAAAGCCATACTTTATCACTCCTTCTTATTATGTATTCAAAACTAAAAGAATGGGGGAAATACTTTTCCTCCAAATATTCTTCCAGTTGGGAATCTCGTTTTAACTTGTTGCAAAACATCACGCCCTGCTCTTCTAATCTCTGGTGGTAATTTCTGTAAAATCTTTCCTAACCAACCACCTATTGGAAATCTACTTTCTTTAATTACTCCTACGCCGTCAATATCTCCTTCAGCATAAGCATCCTCCTGACGGTTTAATGTAGCATTACTTCTCCAATATCTGTAATTAAATGTAACCGTCTGATTGGCAAAAGTATTTGTATTCGCATAACTTAAATCTACTGCACCTATTGTTTTAGGATATGCCTCTAATAATTCAACATAATAACCTGTTAAAGATAATCTTGCCATTGGACCATATCCTGCAGCTTGACCTGCAGCTTCTGTCATTTTATCATTGGCTGTTTCAGCTCTATTTTCGTGTAATGGGAATATTAAAACCTTGCCAACATATTCATCATAGTAATTCAAATTAAAAGTTTTTTGATTTACTACACAATTTTGCCAGGCCTCAAATATAACTCTTTCTGATAATTCTGAATCTAACATAAATGTTAAATCCATAGGTGCAAATTCTAAACCTCTAGCGATATTTCGTTCAGGTCCATAAAACTGATTTGCTGATGTATCTTGTATTGTTCGTTCTGGTAGTTTTGCTGATGAACAGAAAAAGAATAATCTGTCTTTTACATTCTGTTTAACATCTTGCATAAAATTGAAATCAGTTTGATAATCAGTCCATTCCGTACCTTTAAAAGTTTCATCACTTCTCATAATTTCTGGAAACTCTAATACTACTAAAAATTTTGATGGTCTATATAAACCTTCACCAGCACTAACATAAGACCTAAATCTATTTAATGAAGTATTGGGATTGGCCTTTTGTGCCATTTGTTTTTTGTGCCGTTTAGGATCCCAATGTTTACCTCTAGGTAAACCTATTCGTATATCAAATGGTCCTGGTATCGGTAATCGTTGTCTAATTATTGCCATCTATTTTCCTTTAAATTTTGTTCCTACTATCTGACCAAACAACTGCTTCACTTGCTTTTTTGAATCTAGCAACTGGTAGCATTATTGCAATAGCAGCTTCATCTAAATCTATTCTTAAAAAATCTGACCTCATATGTGACCACAAATATTTTTTAAGTGTTGGTTTAATAATTCTAATTCTTTTTACATCATCATAGTTTAAATCAAAAATTGTTTTCTTATCAAATTTTCTATCAGTAGCAAATCTACTCATCTTATCTAACATTTCAAATCTTAATAATGGTGGCAAATAATGAAAGTTCATACCAATAAAACCACCTTTGATTGGGTCTAAAGGCAACACTAATGGAAATGTATCATAGTAAGGTAGTGTGCCTTTTAGTTTAGGATCATAAGCATATAAACTTAACTTACCTCTACTAGGTCTTTGCGTCAATTTACCATCTTTCATTAATTGTCTAGCAGTTATATTATTTGCTAACTTACTGACCTGCGTTCTATACCATTGGGCAGATTTACGCATATGTCCTGAGCCAGAACCTTCTCTTTGCTTGATTACATTGAATATACTTGCCATATACTATATTTATATGCAATAAATAATACTATGAGAAAGATTGGGAGATTAGTTAACTTGGATAAGATGGCATATAAGGGTATATTTAAACCTAAAAACCCACAAAAATATAAGGGCGACCCAAAGAATATTATTTATCGCTCTAGTTGGGAGCGTAGGTTTATGTCTTATTGTGATAAAACAAAAGAAGTTTTAGAATGGGGTAGTGAAGAAATATGGATTAATTATCGTTCTATTGATAACAAAATACACAAATACTTTCCTGATTTTTATATGAAGATTAAACAGCGTGATGATACAACAAAGAAATTCATTGTAGAGATTAAACCTTCATATCAAACTCGTCCACCTAAAAAGAAAATAAGAAAGACAAGGCAATATATCAAAGCGATTATGGGATATAAAAAGAATACAGCCAAATGGGCGTATGCAAGGGAATGGTGTCAAAGAAAAGGTATGAATTTTGTTATACTCACCGAAAAACATCTTAAAACATTTTAGGCTTAAAAAAAGGGCACTCAATTACTTGAATGCCCTTTAAAGTTAAAACTTAAGCATTTACAATTACACCGTCAGTAGATAAAACCGTTGTATCTACATCAAGTCTTTTACATAAATTTATTAAGTCTATTTGATTTCCTGATTTTCTTTTCACAACTCCGTTATACTTATTAGCAAATCTAATTGCTAAATTAGGTACAGCGTAACCGTGTTGAGTTCTCTTTAAAAAACTTTCAGATGTTAATGCTGAATCAATTGCTTTTTTAAGATACTTGTCAACAAGATTCTGTTCTTTGCTTACTAAAGCAGACAAACCTGAAATGAACAATGAATTTAACTTTGTTTCATCTTCTAATTCATCCTCTAGTAATTGACCAGCCTTGATTACAGCAGGTTTACCAAATTCTTCAATACTTCTTATCAAAGTTTGATAACCTGTTAATTTAGTACCATCTAAAAAACCTATGCCTTTAACATTTAATTTTAATCTTTTAAGTGTTTTAGCAAAACCAACTGCCCAATCTTCTTCCGCTACATAAGCAGCTTTGAAAGCTTGGTCTGGTGTTTGTTTATATAAATGATAACCTTCGTCTGTATAGACTCGTGCTTCAATTCTTCTGCATTCCGTAATTGAATTATCAGGTTTGTGATAATATCTGTTTACTGCTAATGGTATTCCTTTAACACTAGCAAAAACTCCTCTATGCACTCCTGCAACAACATATTCAATTTTATTTGGTCTAACAAAAGTAATGATACCTGAAGCTGAGCGATAATCAAAACCACCTCTTCTATCCAAATTTTCATATAAATTTGTATATGAAAAATCTTCTACACCTCTATTGTAAGAGCCATCAACTTCTAATTTCAAAACATCTTTTGTAGATAATTGAGCACCATTTTCAGGTACATCACCTACTACGGAAAAGTTTTTTAAATTGTTGATTTGTTGTGGTTTGATATGTTTGTCAGCGATTTCTGACAATGTGTAGGTCCCGCTTGGGTCCCACGTATTTGTGTTATTTGTCATTGTATTCTCCTTTAACAAATATTTTTGTTATTTCTATTCATAGTATCAATATTGCGATACCACATAGCACTAATGTGCATTATTATTTATACTCATTCTCATCCTAAAAAAAGGGCACCCAATTACTCGGGTGCCCTTTAAAGTAAAGTGTGAGAGATAGATTACGAATCGTCCTCAGCTAATTTGCTAAAGTATGATATAGAATCACCTTCACCGGATTCGCTTTCTACTTTATCTTTTGCCACAGACCAACCACTTTTTGTAGTAGTCGCTTGTCCATTTGCTTTTGGTGTCGTTTCATTGACTTTTGGTAAATCAATGTCAGCAACGGATCCTGTGCTTCTTTGTCCAGTTAATACCGTATTCAGTTTCTCTTTGAGTTCATCATACGCTTTAAAATTACTTGGATCAATGAAGGGCTTTAGAGCATATTGAGATTTCCAAACTTTGTCAATCTCTCCATCAGTATTTTTAATTTTACTAACAGGCTCAAATTCCGATTTGTCGTAGTTCCAAAAACCATCAACTTTACGAATCTTCAATTTAAAGTTTGCGCCTTCCCAAAAATCAAATGGGTTACACGCCTTCTCATCTTCAAACTGCGGATTCATCTTTTCAGTAATCTTATCAAATATCTTTTTACCAAATTTGTATAAGAAAACTTTACCTTCGTGTTCTGGATGTTTTGGATCAGAAACAACTAAAATATTTGAATAATATTGTAGTTTTCTTTTTCTCTTACGAGCAATGTCTTTATCAGACTCTATACCAGTATTCCACAATCTAGTGTTTTCTTCCGATACAGGATCTTTTTTATTCATTGTTGTCAAAGAATTTTCAATGTACCATTGACCACCTGGTCCTTGAAATGCGTGATTCCAAATTCTTACCCAAGGCATATCTTCGCCTTCTATTGCTGGTAAAAATCTCAATACTGCATAACCATTTCCAGACTTATCTAATTCTGGTTTCCAGAATCTGTCATCTTGGTAATTACTTTTCTTTGATGGATCTTTATCTATAGATTTCTCTAACTTTTTTGTCAGAGCGTCAAAATTAGATTTTGACCTTTTTAATTGTTCAAGTGCTGTACTCATAACTTATATATCCTCCTATGTGTATATTTTTGTTTAAGTATTATTTCTTTCGTATCATTATATAAAATTCACTTGATTATTTATAAGATTTCTTCCATCTACGGTAACCTTCTACCCAAGGTTTTCTACATTCTGCAGGTAATTTTCGGTCACGGAGAAAGTGTCTAAAATGCGACAACTTATCTATTAAGAAATCTAATATTCTAATCATTATGTACCATTATATCAGGAAATGCCCAACTTGTCAAGCACCTGTCTATGGGTCATATATTCAATATTGCTCAACTTACTCCATTCAAGTAGAGGTCGGTTAGTTTTTGTATCCGCCCCATCCAGGTTGACCTTGTAATACTTGACATCTGGAGTCCATCCCATAAGGGTTCTCCATTGGTCTACCCAATTAACTGCTGGGGTAGGTGGGGTATTTTTCGCTGTATAATTCTGTGTACTGGCATATATGTTGTTAATCTTATCTGTATCACTATATAAATCGTGGCCTATCATATAGACCTCATCTGGATGCTCTCTTTTACAAGCAATGAAACCACTTGTTGCTCCACACGCCCAACCGTGGTCTTTACCATCTGCAATATCTTTAAAATCAAACGACATATCGCCTTCTTTAATCCAAGACAAATATAATTGTGATTTATTAATTTTTTGTTTATCAATCTGATTATTCTTTTTAATAATACCAACTATGCCTTTTAAATTGGTACCGTGCATAACAAATTCTGTAGAGTAATCTTGTTCATTAGATTTAATTAAATCATATTTTTTTATATCTTCAACTTCTTGTTTTGAAGCCATACCTTCAACCATCATAGAATACATATGAACAGGTACTTTAGTCCAATTTCTAAAATAACAAGGTTTCTTTAAGGCATAACCACTATGATATATTTCGTGGCATATACCGTGGTCAACTCCTACCAATACATCTATTAAATCTGGATAGTCCCTATAAATGGCATTGCAACCATATACCTTACCTTGCCCTTTTAACTTCTCAATAGGAAATTGTAATCTACTTTGGCCATTACCTATTAAAAAAATTCTATTCATCCCACGCCTCTGGACATATTCGTTTCATTGCTTCTATAATTTCTTTTATAGTCCAAGTGCCATTAATCTTTTTTTCTAATTCTTTATCCATCTTGTTCCGACTCAATTAAATACTGCAATCTTAATTTTACTGAATCAGCAGTATCACCTAGTAAACCAAAACCTGTATTACAAGGATTACAAATCCAACCTCTAAACGCAACCGTCTTATGATTGTGGTCAAACATCCATTGATAAGTTCCATTTACACCTAATGGTATATCACTTTGGGTAGCATACACAGGTCTTTTACAAGCCTTACATAATTCTCCAAAAGCAGGTTTAGGGTGTTGAGGTATTGTTTCTCTTTTTAATTTGTTTGTTTCTACGGCCAATTTATTTCTACATTCTCTACAAGAGCCATTAACTCTTTTTCTATCACCTAGACCTCCATTAGGTCGGCGACTTTCATACCAATGAAAATTGATACTATCTTTTTCTTGCTTACAAGTAGAGCATTTATATTTACCTTCAGGTATGCCTTCAAGGTTTCTACTCATCACCACTCTTTCTAGTAATTAAATTTTTAGGTTTATCTATTGGCATACCACCCCTATCAAACCATCTGTTATCTGCTGTACAATAAACAATACCAAGTGTGCCATCTTTTAATTTAATTGACCTCTTATCAATTCTACCTTTATATGTTGTTCCATCTTTTTGTATTAACCTCTGGTCAGATTTATGTAATCCACCATATATTCTATCAATAATCTTATCATCAACTTTATTTGATTCTGGTATAATTATTTCTTCAAACTTTTTCTTCACACAAATATTTCCTTCATTATAAACTTACATTTTGTTGTATTGTATTTAACAAAGGGTGAATATTTTTTTAACCTAAAAGAAACCTCGGGCCAAACCACTTTCTCAGCAATCTTTTTATCCCAATTCGGGATAAACGATAATATTTTATTAAAGGTGACCATTGTTTCTGCCCCAAGTCTTTTTGAAAGATATAACCGTAGCAACTTTGGATGTTGTCCATTATGTACATTGAACCAATCATCAAAACTGCCACCAACCCTAGCAATGTCATTATTAATAGTAGAGCAATCTGCTCTAAAATTGTATGCAAAGCTTTGATTATATTTTTGCCACTTTCTATATACAGACTCACCATCTTCTCTTATTAACTCCCCAATCCATCTTTTTGGTTTACTTGAAAAATTTGCAACATAATAATTTAATAACTCCTCATCTTTAAATCTTGTACATAATCTATGGAAGAAATATCTATCATTCCTTTTTGTAAAACTTTCAAGTGAACAATTAACCTTACCATTGTGTTTAATGAAATCATAATCTTCCGTAGAGAAATGTAATTTAATTGCTAAATATAATTTATATGCTTCATATCCATTCATTATCTCGGTCTTAATGCGTGCCAACTGACAGGAAAATGATATATACAATAACTATCTATAAACTCCGCAACCTCTCTTGTTTCTTTTTGTACATCTGGTTTACATCTTAAATCACACACACGAGCAAACGCATATAAAGTACCTGACCAAATCCATTCTGTCATCATTGATTGTGGTAATACTGCTCTTGCTTGTTCTGGTGCTACACCTTCACCTAATAATTGGTCATATAAAATCTTACAACCCTCCATAATTTTATCATAACTTACTTTGGCTAAATCTGATAATTCAACTTCACCTGCTGACCCTTGCTTTGAATTGACAGGTTTACCTCTCCATTTGTCTATCTTATATAGTTCAGGTTCATATGATACATAACGCCTACTTACTTCGTTCCAACTTAATCCTACTTGATGTTTAACTAACTGCCTTGCAACAAATACTGGTGCTTTAATTCTGAATTGTAATGAAGCGTGAGCAAATGGGGACCAATGACCGTGTTTAGCAAGATAACCTATAAGTTTTGTATCTTTATCTTCAAATTGATTTTTAACTTTAGCATATGATACTCTAGCAGCATTTACTACTGATAAATCACTACCCATTTTATCTATCATTTCAACTTTAATTTCTGATTGTATCATAACGGTAATGTACTTGATTTAGGTAGAAAATTTAAATTTTCTGCCTCTCCTTTAATTTTTTCTTTTAGTGATTTATTGATTAGGTTACCAACGGTGCCTGTGTCTATATTATTTTGTTCACAATAATAAACTACAGCGTCAATATAAGGTATCTTTTTGTCTTTAACAATTTCTTCAATTTTTAAAGCAAACTTTTTACTTGTCAACATAATATCCTCTTTAAGTCCCGTTTCTGTTGCCAAGTCGGGACCACACTCCGTCTGCAATTAAGCAGCCATACGATAACCGAAGTTGTCGTTTATAATTTGATAGTACGGTATCAGCGATTCTGCTCCAGTTAGTTTTAGTAGTAGTCGAATCTAACTCACCCCCTTACAGCACATCTTAATGTGTTCTAAATTGGTGGAGGTGCTGGGAATTGCACCCAGGTCCTCACTAGTTATTATCTAACCTTCATCACAAAATTATTCCAAATCAGTTCTAACAATATGTTTTCTTAATGCTCTAACTAATTCTTCAATTTTATCTATACAAGCAATCAAATCTTTATTAGTTATATAATTTGATTTTTCTTTTAACTTGTCATATTCTTTAATTGAAATTTGAACCATTGGCGAATAATCTCTTTGACCTTCATTTTCATAAGTCTTATCGTGTTCATCTGTTGTACCAAAGTCTAATTTCAATTGTCCATTATCTTCACTCATTTATTCCCCCTTTGGAATTTCTATAGTATTAAAAGTCAAAAACATAATACATTTTTCCATTTGTTGTGGCGTTTCCATTGTCATTAATAATTGGTCATCATTTCTATATAACATAATTAAAAAGACAGGTTCTCCATCTGGATGTGCCCCTACTCTCCCAATACTTGCTTGATTTGGTGTAAAGCCTTTTGTTTTAAGTAAATTCTCAACAAACGCATATTCACCACAAACAGCAGGAAAGTGTTGCGTGTACATTCCATATTGATATGGATTAAACGCTTCAGGCCCTTCTAAAAAGGGACCTTGTTCCTCTGCTACAGACTGGCAGCCAATGCTTACCAATAACGCAACCAAACAACCTTTTAAAAATTTTATGAACATTTCTCATAAGTATTTATTCTGGTTGGGCTAATTTTTCTCTATGTATATTGAAAAAATCTGTTGCGTGTTTATAGAATAGCTCTTGGTGTTCTTTTATTTTTGCCTGTTCGTGTACCCACTCTTGTACATAACCATCTTCACAAGAAGCTAAAACAATTGTCTGTTCTATCTTCTTATCTGGATAAAGTTCTTCAAACATTTTTGCATAAGCAGCAGTTTGTAGAAAATTACCATAGTTATAATCTCTATCTCTTTGTTTAGTAGATGATTTAAAATCAAGTACAGATAATTTACCTTTATATTCAGCAATACAATCTACTTGTCCTGCAACACCTATTTCTTTCGAACATAGATATTCTTCAACACAATGTATATTGTCTATTCTTGCTAAATAAGGTTTCAACAATCTGAATAATCCTAAAGGTGTTACCTTGGTAATACCAATAGATTTGTCGTCCTGATTTCTTAAATGATTTTCTACCAATGTATGTAGAGTTTTACCACGACTCGTAGCAGACCTAGATATGTAATTGGCCATTTGGTCGCCAACTGCATCCCTCCACTCCTGTATCTTCGCAGCTCGTTCTGGTATTTTTCCTAAAATAGATGTAACCGAAGGCATATTAATACCGTCAATGGTATAATATCTTATCCCATCTTGGTTTTTACCTTTCACACCTAAACCTTTAGGTAATACCGTTTCATCAAGTTTTACATAATTAAATGCCATATTATATTCTCCTAAATTTAATCATACTATAATTATATCACAAATCAACTATTTGTCAATGACCTATACTCCCTTTTGAGCGTATTGATCCATTATATCACTAGGACTAGGTTCCCAATCTGCTGTATGTGTCTTTTCATACACCGTTTTGCCACCTGCACCCCTAAATGCTCTTAAATATTCTTTTCTATTATTTGTGTTCTTATACGAACAATGGACCCATCCACTATTCGGTTCATCTGGATTGTGATATTCTAATATCAATTGGTCAAAATCCAAATGTTTATAAATGTAATCAGCCAATTGTTTGTTTGCCACTCCAGTTATTTCAAAGTCAGCCGCTTCCCCTTTAGCGTGCTGTGAGTTCACACTTGAACCTATTGCAACACACAACTCTTCCGAGCGATAACCGCTAGACACAGAAACCACTTGTTTAAAGTGGTCTCTAACTGGTTGTAATACCATTTCACACAAATTCTGCAACTTATCAATCTGGTCCTCATTGGGATTATTCATAATCCCTTTACGGTCAGCAGTTTGGCTTCTAGTCAGCTCTTTTAGACTAAAATTTTTGCTTAATTTCATTTAACTTATCCTTTGCTTGTAATTTCATTTTTTTTAAGTACCTT